CAATGGCTCAGATGGTAAGTCACCAACTACTGTATAATCAGCGGTTGGCATTGACCTTGCATTGAACTCTGTTACCGTTGGGACGGCTCCAAGCTGTGTATCAAGATTCGCTTCTGCCAGCCCGATTGCATCTCTCACGCCTGCGGCATCCAAACCGCTGCCGCTACCAGTCGGTGCTTCCTCAAGGGCATTAGCCGTGAACCTTCTCACGCCCGCATCGTCTTCGGTTGTTTCCCAGATGTGGTCAAGTTTACCACCGTCAACTTCAAGGGCTGTTTTAATCTGAGCGGTTGTGGGAGGCTCACTTGGTAGATCCGAAACAATCGTATAATCAGCCGTTACCAGCGACCTTGCCTCGAACTCCGCTGTAGTGGGAACCCCAGCAATGTCGGTTGGTAAATTAGCGGCATCCAGTTCAGCTAATCTAGTCTCAGTACAAACCGAAGCAAGGGCAGCATTAGCAGTTCCAACCATATCGGTATTAGTTGTGCAAGTTCCGACTGTGGTAACTCCAGCAATTGTGTCACCAACCACCACATAGTCTGCGGCAACTAATGTCCTTGCTTCAAACTCCGAAGTGATAGGTATATCATCCAGAGCCAGACCGCCGGCATCGGATATTGGTAATCCACCAGCAGCATCGGCAACGGCGTCGGGTAAAGCTGTACCAGCCAGTCCACGGGTTGCTGAATATGCACTGTTAATAAGCACGTTGTTTAAACCAGCGGCACGGAAACCGATTACCGGACCCCGCCACGGTAGTACACCTGTAGCGAATCCGCTAAACCAACCGAAGCCCTCAGTGTCATTATTGATTGACGCACCACCGGAAGCAGGAATTTCGATTGTATACATAGCGTTGGTTTGAGAAGCCCAATCATAATCACCAGCCGTTGTTGGGGTGACTACGGTATTAGTCCTAACCCCAGCGGTTGTGGTGAAATTCCAAACCAGATCCATGCCAGCCTGGTTATACGTCACCGACTCTTCACGGCTTTTAAAATCCGTGTCGTCTATCAGTGCCAATATATTCACTGGAACTTCACTTAAAGCTGTATCAACATCCATCCACATATCCATAATTTTTCCTTATTGTTGCTGGGCGTAATAATACCAAGGGTTGCCGGTTACGCCAGCCGAAACTATCTCACTCGCTCCGATGTACCATGTATCCCTTGTCTGTCCTTCAATATCATCAGTAAAAGTTCCACTTAGATCATCACCATCATCAACTATTGCCAGATTGGTAGCGTCACCACCGGAGTCAAGGCGAAAATCGTCAGTAGCGTACCCTTTAAATACTGAGTTAGTATGGAGATCTTTAGAGCGATAGGTAGTATCAGGGCTGGTAGCATCTTCTGAGAGATTTTTAGCGTGCGTTCCGTAACCACCACCAGCGTCCGAATAATCCGAAGTTGTAGAATTTTGAACTAGATTATTTTTAATAATACTGTTTGCCATGTACGTTGAAGCATTAGCATCATTCTGGATTCCCTTATCACAACTGATAATCGTGTTGTTATAAATTAAATAATAATCACCAGAAGTTGTGTTAGGTCTTACAAATCTAAGGCCACCACCAGCCGAAATGTCATAGATAATATTATTTATAATGCTTATTGGGCCATATGTTCCAATGTGAATATCTATCCCATCGTCTGTATTAGCATCACCTTTGATAACCATCCTTTGAACGGTTATTCCTTCTCCGGCTGTATAATAGAATCCAGCATTACTCGTTCCGGCCACATTCAATACCAAATCTGATAATTCAAAACTGAGTAGTGTCGCTAAATTAGTCCTTAAACTGTCATACGTTCCATAATTTACTCTTGCACCATCACCAGCAGCGTGTACTGCACTTCCATAAGTTCCGTTATGTTTAGCTCCAGAGGCGGCAGTAAGTTTCAAGTCGTAAGTAGCAGTATCTACCTGGAACTGTACTGCTCCGGTTATTACCGTTTCTTCGTCTGCGTGTTCTCCGGTTAAGTCTCCAGTTAGAGTTGCTGCAATATCAGCTTCAAAAAGTGCAATTGTATTGTAGTCAAGCCCATCTCCTATTGAATAAGTCCCAGTTGCAATAGTTCCAGCCCTGTCTGAAAACTCTGTTATCAGCCTTGGCTTGTCCTCTTCTATCTGTAGTAACTTGGTAAAATCGCTTTCAATACTGATAGTTTCATGGGCGACTGTTTTGTCATACAGACTATCAAAGGTGGAAACTGAAACCAGTTTAGTATTCAGTAATGTTTTATAATCTACAAAGTAGTCACGCTTCCTTGCTTTACCTTCCTTTCCATTATAGAAAGCATCCCAAGGTAAACGTCCGAATGAATCCTTTACCCTTAGAATTGAATTAAACTCAAGAGCCTTATCAGTGGTGGACTTTATGTCGGAAGTTCCACGCAGTTCATCCATGTCTCCTGGTACCTGAATAACCGCAAAGTGTTTCCTTTCCCAAGGTCCAATCTTAGCGGTATCAGGTAGGATCTCCACAAGCTGACCATCACGCCAACTTGAGTAATGGAGCTTATGCCCTATGGGATATTTGTTTCCTACTTTGAATATTAGATACATTTAATTAATTCTTACCTTTAAATTGCGAATTCCCTTGTTTTCATTTTGTCTTCAAGTATTGGAATGATTGACCTGACAACCACATCTTCAACATCGGCACCGTCGATGGCCTTAATATGAAAGTTTAATTCTACATTGGCGGGTTTTGTTAACTCATCTTTAATCAGCATCAAGTCTTCATGGTTTACGTCCGCTGTCTCCTGTTGGGTATTCAGCCAAGCATCGGTATCAATTCCCAAGTTAGCAATTTGATCCACTGTCATGGTCTGCCCGGGAAGTTGTGATGTGAGGTCATTCCAATCAGCACCGGAAAACCAAGCGCTACCGAGATCAATGTTTTCCCCAGTTCCCGCAAGTGTCGTGTTATAAGCTTGCCCTGGTGCAAGTCTTCCACCCGATTCAATATCATTTCCGGTGAACATTCCGACGATAACCATTGCAGGAAAAAGTAAGTTTGCGGCTGCAATTGCGGCTCCAGATAATCCGGTTGCGCCTCCAGTTATTGCGCCCATTCCAGTGGCGGTTCCTGCTGTTCCACCAACGGTTGCTGCTGTTCCCCCAACGGTTGCTGCTGTGGTTGCGGCAGTCGCTCCGTATCCCATTAAAGTCGTGCTAGTTGCGGCTGTGGTTGCGGCTGTAGCAGTTCCACTAAATAAAGCCCCGATCCCGCTAAAGGCTGATCCGCTTAAATTGAACCCATCGCCTGAAAAAAAACTAGCAAAAGCGGCTAATAATGGAGTGAATAATGTATCAAGAAAAACCTTAATGACTGCATCAATGAAGGTACCGGCGATACTTTCCAGACTGTCCCCGAAACTTTCCCACCCACCTTCGCCTGTTAATATATCGGCTAATCCGTCTACGAAGCTATCTTGAATGGTAGATATCTGCTTATCCATGAATCCGGACAGATCCTCTTCATCCATTTTGGTTTTAGCATCTGAGAATGAATCCTTAAAAGCATCGGGAAGAGTGTCCACCTCGGTTATAACACCCGGTATGGTTGTGCCGGAGAGAACATCGACCTTGTCTATCAAGTCATCAATACTGGCCTCCGCCGTTTCCACTGCTGGGAATAAGTTTTCAAACGATACCTTTAAATCAGCATTCGCACGGGAGGCGTTGTCAGTCTCGGTCACCAAAGTCATTAACTGCTGGATGTTTTCTGGTACCTGACCGCCTAACCGCTGATATTCTTCATAAACCTTTTCAACTTCTTCCCCGTAAATCTGGATTACTTTATTATCACCAAACTTATCACGCAGAAATTCTAGTTGATTCTCAAGGTCTTTTCCCGGATCAAGAGCAGACTGCATCTCATCAGACCATTCTTTGATCTCAGCCTTCGCCGCCTTGATAGCGTCTACCTGTTTATCAAACTCAGTCTTTAATTCTTCAGCGCTTTTGGATGATTCTTCAAGTGACGGTACCAGACTGCGAGTTAGACCATCGGACAGCTCGCCAACTTCAACCTCCGTTTGAAAGATCTCTCTGCCGGTTATCGAAAACTCTTTTCCGGTGTCTTTAATTTCCTTGCCGAGCTTACTGGCTTCAACCGTTGCCTTGACTGTGGCATCGTACCACTCGTCAATGGACATAGTGCCACGGTCCACATCAAGATTGTGTTTCTTTAATTCCCGGTTTAATGTAACTAGCGACTTTTCAAGTTCAGTGCTGGCTTTCTCCACCATCATGGTTTCACCGGTCACGGCTCCCCAAGCAGCAGCTAAGTCCTCTGCCCCTCCCTTCATAAGCGGAATTTTGTTTGCAACTGACCAAATCCATTCGCCAAGCCCTTTGAGCGCCGTGTTAACGATAGGAATCTTTGTAAGCAACAAACCGAGTCCAGCCGCTCCAGCCAGAGCAGCAATAACAGGGAGTAATCCGACTGATGCGGTTGTCCCGACTAAGGTCATGCCAACCCCCAGAGAGCCTAAAGCCCCGGTAATTGTACCCACGGCCGTCAAAAGCGTACCGAAGACAATCAGCAAAGGACCAACAGCGGCCGCCACTCCAGCGATCACCATGCCGATTTTCAGGATACGTGGATCAAGCTCGGATGCCTTGATTGCCAGCTCACGGAAATAATTAATAATATCTTTCAGAGCATCCATGAATCCGGCATCAGCAAGGGTGAGAAGTAATTCTTCAACCGCCGACCTGAGAGCCTTGAGTTTACCGGGTAAACTTTCGGTATACGCTTTCTCCAGTTCCTTTGTGATCCCGGCGTTTTCTTCAATGGCAACTGTGAGCTTGTCAAATTCTTCAACACCCTGTCCAGCCATCGCCGCCATTGCAGGACCAGCACGTAATCCGAAGATGGTCATAATATCGGAGGTCTTGTCTGCCACCGGTCCGAGCTGTGCGACAATATCCCTGAACGGGATCAACCGTCCTTCAGAATCGGTCACATCCAGACCGAGTTTCTTCATGGAAACTGCGGCTTCATTGGTGGGCTTCAGCAGTTTGGTTATGGCACTCCTGAGAGATGTTCCGGCCATTGTCCCCTGAATACCAGCGTTACCCATTAAACCGATAGCAGCGGCGGTATCCTCAAACTCAACACCGGCAGACTTGGCAACTGGACCGGCGTACTTCATAGCCTCGCCCATCTGCTGGAAGTTGGTATTACTTTTCGCCGTGGTCGCAACCATGACATCAATAGCAGATTCAAGTTCGTCAGCCTTCATCCGGTATCCGCTCAATACATTTGAGGCGACATCAGCAGCTTCAGCAAGTTCAATTTGTGCGGCGGAGGCAAGTGATAACGTGGCAGGCATGGAGGCAATAATCTCATTTGCATCAAATCCAGCCTGAGCCAGAAAGCCCATACCTTCAGCGGCTTGTGATGCGGAGAATTGAGTAGTTGATCCCAGATTTCGAGCTTGCTCCTGTAGGTTCTCAAATTGCGTCCCGGTCGATCCAGTGAGGGCTTTCACCCTGTTCATCTGAACTTCATAATCACCGGCAACCTTGGCAATGGCGGCACCAACTCCAAGTATCGGCAAGGTGAGAGCCATAGACATGGTTTTACCAGCCGAGGTCATGGAGGCACCGATCTTCTTCATGGAACCGGATATATCTTTTTTAGCTTCCTCAAAGCTAGCCTTCAGTTTCTTCTTGGCTACTTCAATATCAATATAGACTACCCCAGCCGAACCTGCCATTATTTAATTTCCTTTAATTTTGACGGTACTATTTTGCCCCCGGTATAAACATCAACCACACCGGATTCAACCAGGCTATCCATAAAGCCCCGGCTCTCTTCGTCTTTTTCTCTCTGCTCTTTTGGTGTCATCAATAACTTTTCAAGTGACGGCATTTTCTTCTGTCTCTGAAGTGCGGCGGTCATCCATGAAACAGTCATCATGTCTTCGTTTCTTCGGTTGTTTAATGATTCCATTTCAATCCTTAACTGCCAGAATTCAGAGTCCCAAAACCTGTCAGGATCTATACCTAAAAACACCGCCCGTTTAAACAGGTCAGTCCAGAACTCAGGATGGTTTATACCGCCGGATTCGTAGCTTTTTTCTCTGGCTTCTTCGGCTTCTTCGGCTGTGTAGGGTTTGGCTTTGCTTCCGCCTCCTGTAAAATATTTCCGTTCATAAATATGCTGAAAGCTTCAATCAGCATGGCAATATTCACGAAGATACTTTCTTCCAGTTCATCCAGGAGAAGGTCGGATTGCTCCAGTGTTTCAACTTCAGGACACCCGGCGAGCATCATCAATTTCAGATCCTCATATCCAATTGCATTTAGCGCTTTTGCCTGGTCATCCAGCGTCATTTCCTTTGCCTTGATAAATCCTGACAAGATCTGAACCATCTGCATAAAGTACCCCATGGATAATTTGGTTGCCTTTTGGAACCTTGCCATTGTCCGGGGCGTGAATTTAACCCCTAACGTTTTGTCATCTTTTAATTTTAGATACTTTTCCATAATTTAAGTCCTCCTCAGAACCTGATTAAGCCCATGCGGTTATTAATTGCAGGTTAACGGTGTAAGTAGATTTGTCATTATCAGGGTCGTTCTGGTCAAAGCTCATTACATAAGCCGTGGCAGATTCCTGCAAGACCGCAGATTTAAAAACCGCAATAGAAACGGCTGTTCTGTTGTCGTGAGCGTCCTGAATAGCGTCCCGTCCGTCATCGCTGACAGGCGCAAGTGCATCCATCGTCAGGGTTTTATTAATCCTTCCCGGGACACCGCATACAACAGCTCCGGTATCCTTATTTGACAGGTCGATAAAATCAGCGGATGAGCTTCTGGTCAATCCAGTTTGCCCGCCGACTGTCTTCATATCAGTTCCAGCAGAATCTGAAACATTCACCTTGAGAACGATTCCCGTTCCCGAATATTGATTAGTACATGCCATTAGTTTTTCTCCTTAATTAATTAAGTTGGACATTCAAAAAAAGTGTAGTTTAACGTTAAAATTGTACCCACTAAATCCTCAGTTAACGGCGCGGATACGGGACCGCTAACAAGACTTAAAACCTGATTCCCACCAGTTAAGGTCATCTCCTGCCGGTGTAGGGTTGCCTTTAATTTTCTGGTGATCTCTTGTAATGTTTTCAGTGATCCACTCTCCTCGATCACGACAAACAGGTCCAACATGAATGATTCACCGTTTGCGCTCTTTATATCATCGTAGGAGGTCGTTACTCTTCCTGGTGTCCAGATGTAGGGATACGTGGCATCTGTAGGTACCTTGGATCTGAAGAATACAGCAGGATTGCTTGAATAAGTTGCCAGCATGGTGGTTAAGGTGGTATCAGCAACTATCTTGTTATAGATAGCCAGTTCTGGGTTAATGTCAACAAGGTTTGCCATTACTTAACCCCCTTAGCCCCGCGCAGGAAAGCCCAGCTGATCTGATGCATATTAGCCGCCACTCCACGCCGCATGAATGACCGTCCGCCATATTCTAAGGCTCTGGCATACTTAACTTTTGTGTAGACCTCTCCCTTGTTCAGGAATCCGAAGTCTTTTTTCATCTTGAAATTTAGACCTTGAATCAATCTTCGGCTCACGACCTTCGGATATTCGCCAGGCTTTGAAGGATTCAGGCCAACCAGCTTACCGCTTGCGGTCTTCGTAGTCGGCTGAGTTCTCTTGATATGTTTGGTAATATAATTGTGGGCTTCCAGAGTTGCCGCAGCTATCCCAGCGTTCCATTTTGGAGAGGTATTTTTCAGAAATTGATTAGCTGTGATTAGTTCAATCCGTACACCAGTTGTCATGCCTTAGATTTTAAGGTATGCAATAGACAAAAATTTCCTGATATACGGGGATGCTAGACTTGGATTTCGAGAACTGCCACTTTTTGGTAGACAGCGATGGAGGGTGTGATATTGGGAATCTTGATTTCAAACGTGCGGGAATCGATTACAAACCGCTCATTTTCCTTGAACGTTCCCGCTGCTGGAGGTGGTGAAATATACACCTCATGGGACACGTGGGCACGATCTTTCCCCAAGTCGTTTGATTGCTGTAACCCAGCTTTAGGTTGGGATAGACGTGCCCCGTATGTCGAACCTGCCACGAACGCTTCAGTCCATCCGCCCTGACCATCAGAGGTTCTGGACTTCGTGTAGTGCGTGGCGGTTTTGTTTAACAGATGACTAATGTTCATGCAGGTAGTTTATTCC